ATTCTCTGCTGGTTCCTGCAGCAATGCTGTTGGCACTGCCGGTTATCGGCAATACAAACGGAATAGAGAAGGCTTTTCTGATAGGGATGATTGCAGGTAATCTCAGCCATTTGATTCTGGATATGCTTTCCGGTGGAGTTCCGCTGCTGATACCGTTCAGTGTTGCAAGGATCCGGGTATGCAATTTCCGCACCGGAGGAATTATGGACAAGCTGTGGAGATTGGTCATGTACTTTGGCATTGGTTATCTTGGATTATCGGAATTATATCAGATAGTATCCAAGTATATCAGAATATAGCAGAGAAGATCAGAAAAGAGGGCGATGAAAATGAGAAATATCAATTATTTTGATAAAGAATTATCTGTCGAGGAGTATGTGAAAAAGGAAGTATGCAAAAATGCCGGCACTCAGAGCGTTGCTTTTAAAGAACAGCTTATTTCATTATGCAGCTCTGCGGGTATTGAATGTAACGAAAAAATGAAAAAAGAAGA